AATACGAAGAAGGCATCATGGGCTACGCCGCTGGTTCGAAGTTCATCTCTTCGGCCAACGTCTCGAAGCACACGATCGGAACCCTCGGCAGCACGCCGCTTGTGAACGACACCTATGCAGCTGGCGATGCGACCATCACCATCGACGGAACGGGTGGAACGGTTGCTGGCTACCTGAAAGCCGGCGACGTGATCTCGTTCGCTAGCGTGTACGCGGTCAACCCGCAGACCCGTCAGTCGACCGGCGAACTGGCTCAGTTCGTTGTTGCGTCTGACGTTGATGCGACCTCTGGCGATGCCACGATCACCCTTGATCGCCCGATGTATGCGTCTGGCCAGTACCAGAACGTCAACGCCCTCCCGGCGAACAACGCTGCTGTTACGGTCTTCGGCCACGCCTCCAGCTACGCTGCCGTAGTCGCTCCGCAGAACATGGTGTTCCATAAGGACGCCTTCGTTCTCGGTTGCGCGGACCTGTGGCTGCCGGAAGGTGCGAAAGCGTCGAGAGCTTCTGACGATGAAAGCGGCCTCTCGATTCGCTTGGTACAGGACTACGACATCAGCAACGACCGCCAGATCACCCGCCTCGACATCCTGTTCGGATGGAAGTGCGTGTATCCGGAGTTCGCCTGCCGCGTCGTCGGTCAACCTGCCTAATTAAAACTTGAGTGAGTGGGGCCCGGGCTCGCGCCCGGGCTTCGCTCCTCAACTAAAGGAGAAATGAAATGAATACGTCTACGACTTCGAACAAAACCCAGACCCCGAAATCGGGCGACGGGATGCTCGTCGGCCAATCGGCCGCCGACCTCGTTGGCTTCTACGGCGCAACCCCGATTGCTCAACCGTCCGGCGCGGCTCAAGCTGCGGTGGTCGACGGCTCGACGGGTACGGCAGCTGCGACGAACGGCATCGCCGCCCTGACCGGCACGTACAACAGCACGCTTCTGATCAACGCGATTGCTACCTTGGCCGCGCAGGGCAACGCCCTTCGTAACGCCCTGGTGTCTGTCGGCATCATCAAAGGCTCGGCTTAATCCATGAAGATTTTGGTCGCCATCCCGGTTTACGACGGAAAGCTTCCTGTGGAGACGGTTCGCTGTCTTCACAATGAGCAGACCGCCGCACTCTTGGGTGGCGACCATCTTCAGATCACGTTCCTGCCCGCGTGCAGTCACCCGGCGATGGGACGAAATCAGCTCGCACAGGAGTTCATGGATTCGGACTGCGATAGGCTCGTGTTCCTGGATTCCGACGTGACGTTTGAGCCTGGCTTGCTGCTTAAAATCGCGCACAGCCCCGTTGATTTCGTAGGCGGCGCGTACCGCTACAAGATGGAATTCGAGAACTACCCGATTGGATGGTTGGACAAGCCAGAGCTTCGTGCAAACGAGCACGGACTACTTGAAGTGGCGTCTTTGCCCGGCGGGTTCCTGTCGCTGTCTCGCCGCGTATTCGAGACGTTGAAAGCTGCGCACCCGGATCGTGGATACGAGCATTTCGGGAAGCGCGCGCACTGCTATTTCCAAATGAAATTTCAAGACGGGCTTCTCTACGGGGAAGACTCGGGGTTCTGCAAAGAGTGGCGCGACATGGGCGGCGAAGTGTTCTTAGACCCAGAACTTGCGCTTACCCACTGGGACTTTAATCGGCCTTATCCGGGTCACATTGGCAATTGGCTTAAGCGACGCGCTGGCATTCAGACCGTCGCCTGAGGAGTGAGACATGACCGGACTGGATATGATCGCGAGATCGCTGCGCCTAATCGGTGTTCTGGCTGCGGAAGAAACGCCAAGCGCACCGGAAGCCGCTGACGGCCTCGTTGCATTGAATGGACTCCTTGGCTCGTGGTCAAACGAAGGGCTTTTGATTCACTCGATCACGCAGGAATCGCCCATCACGCTAGTCCCAGGTGACGGCACCTACACGCTTGGCACTGCTGGCGATCTGGCGAATCGTCCAATGTCGATTGAGCGCGCGATCATTAGGGACGGAACGACTGATTATCCGCTGAATGTCCGAACCGCCGATGAGTACGCGGTTGTTTCAGACAAAAGCGTTCAGTCGACGCTGCCATCAGACATTTACGACGACGGCGGATTCCCGCTTAGAACGCTGACGCTATACCCGATCCCATCCGCTGCTAACGGCTTGATCCTTTTCGTGAAGCGCCAGCTGACGTCGATTGCTACGCTCAACACGTCGATTTCGCTTCCGCCAGGATACGACAGGGCGATTGCCTACAACCTCGCTATCGACATGGCGCCTGAGTACGGGAAGGCCGTCCCTGACGTCGTCGGTATGGTCGCGGTTGAGTCGAAGGCGTCGCTTAAGCGCACGAACCACAAACCGAAATTCCTCAGAGCCGACGCAGCCCTGATTTCTGGCGGCGGGTTCAATATTCAATCGGGGGATTCGCGGTGAGATTCCCAGGCTTCATCGGACCTAGCTACACGCTTCAAAGCAAGAACGTGGATTGCCAGCGTACCGTGAACCTTTATCCGGAGATGAATGAACTCGGCACCGGCAAGGAGCGAGAAGTCGCAGCCCTCGTCGGTACGCCAGGACTCCTTCGAAAGCTGACTCTTTCCGGCGGCGTTACGCGTGGCGGATACACGGCGACGAACGGCGAATTCTACGCCGTAGGTGGAAACAAGCTCTACAGAATTTCTAGTGCCTGGGTTGCGACTGAACTTGGAACGATCAACACCACGACCGGTCCTGTTTCGATGGCAGATGACGGCAAGTACGTCATTCTTGTTGACGGAACCTACGGCTATTATTGGGACATCGATACGTCGACGTTCGGTCAGATTTCAGACGAAGATTTTCTGTCTGCTGATCAGGTCACGTTCCAAGACGGATACTTCCTATTCAATAGTGCTGGCACCGGGAATTTCTTCTTTATCGGGCCGTACACGGTCAGCCTTGATTTCGATGCGCTCGACTTCTCGTCCGTAGAGGGAAGCCCGGACGATCTCGTCGGGTTGGTCAGCGATCTTCAAAACGTTTACATGTTTGGGACGAGGTCAACCGAGATTTTCTACAACGGCGGGGATGCGGATACGCCGTTTCAGAGAACGCAAGGCGCGCTAATTGAAGTCGGTTGCGGCGCTGCTTTCTCGGTTCAAAAACTTCAAGGCGCCGTTTACTGGCTCGGTCAAGACGAGTCCGGTCGTGGCATCGTTTATCGCGCCAAAGGCCTTCAGCCAGAACGAATCAGCACGCACGCGATCGAGCACGTCATTTCCAAGCTTGGCGATGTTTCTGAAGCCAGAGGCTGGGCCTACAGCCAAGGCGGCCACGCGTTCTATGTATTGAACCTGCCCGGCGCTGAAACGTCGTGGACTTACGACACGACAACGAGCCTCTGGCATGAGCGCGCTTACCTAGGGCTAAACGGATTCGAGCGGCACAGGGCTGACTGGCACGCGTTCGCTCACGGCGAGAACGTTGTCGGCGATTACGAGACTGGCGAAATTTACACGCTCGACGCAGACACCTACACAGATGACGGGGACTACATCACCAGAGTTCGATCTGCCCCACATTCCTCGCAGGGAATGGCTAGACTCTTTCACTCGAAATTCCAACTGGACCTAGAGCCTGGCGTTGGAATCGATGGCTCGGGTCAGGGTACGGCGCCTGTTGCAATCCTCGATTGGTCAGACGACGGCGGACACACATGGAAGAAAGAAAAAACCACAAGCATCGGCGCAATTGGGTCGAAGCTAGCGCGCGCAATTTGGCGCCGCCTAGGCTCATCCAGGGACCGAGTCTACCGAGTGAGAATCTCCGATCCGGTTAAGGTCGTCATGATCGGCGCTGAGATCGAGATCGAGGGGGGCGTGGCCTAATGGCTCTACGCGACTTACCCCCGATTCCATACGACACGCCGATGCTAGATTCAGGGGGGCGTCTGTCCGGTCCGTGGAGCGCTTGGTTTAGGCAGCTCATGTTCCGCGTCGGCGGAAACGCCGCTTTGACTAACCTGGAGCTGGAAGAGGGCCTTGCTGTTTCTGATGATGCCTATGATGAGACCACCTGGGACGGGCAAACCCTCCAGGCCGCCAGCAAGAACGCGATTCGGGATAAGTTCGCACTGGTCGACGCGAGCGTTGCCGGCAAAGCGGCATCGGCAGACCTCACTACGCACACTGGCGCATCAACGGGTGTCCACGGCGTCACTGGCAACGTAGTTGGAACATCCGACACCCAGTCCCTGACTAACAAGACCATTTCAGCAGCCCTAAATACGATTACGACCGCGTCGAGCGGAAACCTGACGTCTACGGCCTTGAACCCGGCCCTGGCAGAGCTTCAGACCGACATTGATACCAGGGCCACGGCGGCTAACCTGAATGCACACACAGGCGCGTCGACAGGCGTCCACGGCGTTACGGGTTCCGTCGTCGGTAACTCTGACACCCAGACGCTGACCAATAAAACGATCGATGCTGATTCCA